GTATTTCGGTGGCTCGGGCCAAATATAACCTACGATTGCAAAACAAATGAGAAACCCTACACTGGCAAACCAAACTGGAGAGGAGTAAGGCATTACTTAAATCCTTTCTGCTTGGCAGGCTCTGTTGGTGCAAGTTGCTGAACATGTTTAGATATATAAACAGGTTGCATTTTAAGGTCTCTAGCTCGAGCCTCCTTAACAGTAATCATCTCATATGATTGCTTATGAGGAGTCTCGACAAGACCAACAATCTTGCCTCGTTGAATCAAAGTTTTGCGAACTCTATCTAGAGTATTGCCGATAAAATTATCACCAGCTTCTAGATAGTAAAATGTTTTGTCTGAGAATAAATAAATTCCAATATCTGTATCTTTAGCCATCTAACTCTCCTTCGTCATATTCGTCTGCTTCGATATATTTAACTTGCTTGCCATCTGTATGTACGTAACCTGACTCTTTCAACTCTTTGAAGCTCTCTGCATCGCGAAGAGCTTGCTTTGGATCTACAGGAGTAAGGCTTACAGTTGCAGGATCAAGGTCAAGAATAAGCTTGTCTTTGAAACCTGAGATCTTGTTCTTAGTGAAGTGTAGTAGTAAGCGGGGGCGCATATTACCTTCTTCATCTCGCCAGAAGATCTCCGCATGCTCTTTACGATCATGGATATCGTTATATACATGCCAGATAACGTTAGGACGATACATGAGCGCACGGGCATCTGCAAGGTCATCGTCAACTGGAAGTTTAATCTTGCTATGATCCATAGGCATGTTCTTGCGATACTCTGCAGTAGCAATCATACAAGCATGATACTTAACAGTAAGATTTTTCTGTTGGTTAGAAATTGCAGTCATGCGAGCTGACTGTTCCAAATTCATGAATTCAATATAGTTGTGCGTGTTATCGCATACCATTAAAATCTTTCTATTTGGATAGCGATTCCTATAATACCTTAAGTTTTGCTCAAGAGTAGATAATGTAGGACCATCTTCGCTGTCAATAATAACAAGACGTTCCTTCTCAATGAGCTCTCTGAATGTATCATTGGCTCGTTTAAAAGCTTGCCAATGCTCATCACCCTTACCACGCATATTAAGCTTAGGCTGAACTACCATACCAATAGTAAGCGTAGGACCTTCGGGACAAGTCATACGATAGATATTAGTTTTGATACGAGGCTCGATCTGCTCATAAGAGTCGTCAGTAGAGTGAATTAGAACTACAGCGTTCTCATCACTCAAAGCCACATCGGTTGCAATCATCAAACAAGTTGCAGTCTTACCAGAGTTAGCACGACCACCGACATACATAAGAGTGCCAGTAGTCCAGGGCATACCGCCATTCATATTCAAAGCAAACTGCTTGAAGTAATTCATCTTGAAAGAAGTAGCGGAGTCATCATCTTGACTCTCTTCTCTAAGTTGCTGAATAGCTTCGAAGCGACTAATCTGGTAATTAATACCGATAGAGTCTTGCTTGAACTCTTTCTCGATAAGCTCAACTTGCTGTTCGTGATTAGCAATATGAGAACGAATAGAGTCTGGATCTTCAGTAACAGCTCGTAGATAAGATTCTGCAGCAGCTTTAGTTTTCTCTAAACGCTCAGAGAACTTATTATTACGAATAGCATTTACATCTGCAGCAATAGAGCCAGCAGACACTGTGGTGAACTGAGAAAGCTCTTTAATATAAAGCTCACGCTTTACAGTAGCTTCTTCAGCGGCGACAATAGGAATCATTTTCTGACAAATGATATCTGGAGTATCTTGATCTGAGAATGAGTTGAGCTGCCATTCAAAAGCAGTCATCTTGTGGAGATCCCAGTATTCGTGAGCAGTCTCCTTCCCTTTCAAGAAATCATCTACATCCTTGTAGTCTCCAGAAGTCGGAGCCATTACTACACTGATTGAAAAACCAGATGTAGTTTTGAGAATAGATTCTAGAACTCGTTGAGTAGCAGCATAACCCGCTTGATCCCAATCAAAGTTCAAGAAAATCTTTCTGATTCCTAATTGCTTGAGAAGAAGTAAATGAGCTTCAGTAAAAGCAGTGCCACATACAGCAACAGCATTCTTGACCCCAAGGCGATAAAGTTGCATAAGATCGCCTGGACCTTCAACGATATAAAGTCCATACTTTTTAGCTTCCTGATAAGCTACATCTAAACCTAATAAAGCTTGATTCTTCTTATAAATCAAAGACTCTGGAGTATTGATATATTTAGGAATCTGCTTTTCTTCATGATTAATATTTCTACAAATAAAACCAACAGTACGCTTTACATGATCTTTAATAGCAAAGGTAACTTTGTCTTCACCAAAATAAGATACGAAACGAGTCTTAATTAGATTTGTAGAGTTAATATACTCAGAAGACCAGCCTCGCTCCATCAACTTATTAATGAGAACAGTCTGATCAATAGAACCTACAGAAACATGCTTTTGAAGCCAGTTGCGCTCAAGAATATATTCATTATCATTAAGAGATAATGAAGCTAAGATATCGGAGATATCTTGAGCAATCTTGTAAAGATTAATTCTCTCTTTATCTTCTTCGGTCAGAGTGCCTGGAAGATAGTCAATAGAGAATAGTTTTGCCAGCTCAGGGAGCGTAGTAAATAGCCATTCAGGGCCATTGGTAGGTAAGTTATCAAGCTGATTAGCAACCGTAAAGATATCGCCGTGGAAACCACAACCAAAACACTTTACAGTCTCATTACCAGACTTTGGATTGAGATGCATGCTGGGACTGTTATCGTCATGAGCAAAGCATTTAAATTTCTTAGTAGGATCAAAATCTTTACCAAGTTTAAGTTTAAGATAGTCAGGAAGCTTTCCTCTTAGAAGAGTTACAACTTCATCGACTTGAGTAATGTACAATTAATTCTCCTTCTTTTATTTTAATAAAATATGGGGGTGGCTTTCTTGTAAGCCAGAAGTAGTTATTCGAACAAATTTAACATTGTCAGGATTTAAATCCTGTATACAGTTAATACCTAGATACGAAATTGCCGAAGCAATTGATGCTTTTGTTTGATTATTAAAATCAGAGAAGCTCCCTGATTTATAAATCTTTTTATTTGATTGAACACCTTCGGGCGCACCATTAACCTTCCCTCGACGTTCAATTTGAAACTGCTTAGAAGCTTGACCTCTATAATACTTATATGGTTTGCCAATAAATGGTTCTAACCATCCATGAGACTCATCAATACTAGAGAGCATACTACCAAGCATTACGCCATCAGCACCTGCCGCTAAGTATTTAATGATATCTCCTGAAGATCTAATGCCACCATCAGCAATAATATAATGATCACTTCCTAATGCAGCTCTAATTTCGTATACAGCAGCGAGATTAGGATACCCGCAACCAGTGACTATCCTTGTAGAACAAGCGCTTCCTGGACCTATTCCAACGCGTATATGAGAGCAGTAATTACTCACATATTCAGCAGCTTCTGGAGTAGCTACTGTTCCGGACATAATAGCTCTGCACCAAGGGGCTTCTGAGTATAGTTTATAAAGCTTATAAGCTTGTTCAGTTGCACCGTGCGCTATATCTACAGATACATTTACTTTTGAATTCTTACCTTTTTGAGTGAAGTAAAAATCTAAGAAATCATAATCTTCTTTATTTAAACCAACAGAATACCAGAAGTTAGAATTAGCATGATATAAAGACAAGGCATATCTTCGTTCAGGTTCTGGTAGGAACCTACAAAGTACTGGAGCTTGTCTTTCGTTAAGCATAGCTTTACATAGATCTAACCCAGTAACCACATCCATTGGACTTGAATAAATAAATGTAGAGTCTACTTTTGCTTGAGATCGGGACTGTAGCTTTCCAATAGTAGGTACTAGAAGTACATCATCTGTCGTAAGCTTAGGAGCAGTAGGGTCTTCTAAAGAAAATATTTTATCGTTGTGGCTTCTCATTATTTATCCTAGATAGGTTTCTTTTTAAAAATACAATCTTATTTTGATTTTCATCTAAATAATAAAGTAATGATGATAAAAAGAATGAAGATGCATGTTTTTGTTTTAAACAAGAAAGTAAATCTTTAACTATAAAATCAAAAGCCGCCTCTTTCGAGTACGGCCCATAGATATCTATATGCTTGTTATTTACATTAGCTTCAACATAGAAGCTATTCGGAGACATCTCCGTCCTCTGTATCGGGAGCATCTGGATAACATACTTTCTTGTAGTCGCACAATCTACATTGCCAATCACCTTTAATTACTTCTTTAGTAAGCTTAGTCTTACCTTCCTCTATCTGCTTCTTACGGCGCTCATATTGTACTGTATCAGTTTTATTTAACTGACCAGCTTCATACATAGCGTCAATCTTTTCCTGAGAGTAAATAAGTTCAAAGTCTTTAGGTGGAAGCTCATTAGAATCCGCAGCATCCATAATCATTTTGTAATTATTCATAATGCTTTGAATAGTAATGCCACTATTAACTTTCTCAGTCTTTACAGGGTATTGACCTTGATAGAAGATATAATCTAAGCCATCGATCTCTTCTACAGTAACAAGATACTCAGCAGCCCT